CCATTACCATTTTTAACTTCAGCTGTAGCTAGGATACCCTCTACAATAAGATTACCATTCTGTTTATCAACATTTTCAGTTAATAAAGAATTAGCACTCCAAAGTTGTGTCTCAATGAGTAGTTTCTTATTCATTTTCTTCTTGAACAGTAGTTTGACCTACTTTATGTGGAGCAGGATCTAATGAAGCTCCGCTTTGTTGATCCCAGGTATAGGCATCAGCCTCATCAATTACAGGAGCAGTATAAGCAGATCCATTTAGTTTTTCATACATTTTTTTCATCTTGTTAGCACGTTTCTCTAACAATTTGATTTCTTTACGCATTTGGTTTACTTTACCTTTATCAAGTAGTTCTGCCATTTCGCTATCTTCATTTACTAATGATAATCTTTCTTCTTTAGCAGCCATAGCTTCTTCAATAGCAGCAATTTGTGCTTCTAAAGTAGTGATTTTACCTGCAGCTTCGATTTCAGCTAGTTTTGAATCGATAGTTTCTTTTTTCATTTTTTTCTTTTCTTTTTTCTTTTCTATCTTTTCTCCAGCTTCTTTACCTTTTTCATATTCTTCAGCTCCATATCCTTCTTCTACTTCAGCATTTTCTTCAAGCATATCCATTACTACTTGGTTCTGAATAGCAGACATTGAATAAGGGTTTCCAGTGGTTACAACACCACCTAATGATTCTTTAACTAATGTTTTTAGTTTATCAGAATATCCACTTTCTTTATATTTACCAGATACTTCTTCACTTTTCATTTCTTCAAGACCAAGACCTTCTATGCCAAACATAGCATTTTTCTTATAATATAATTGATCTTTTGCTAAGTTTTTAGCTACAATTTCTTTAATTTCTTCAATTGATTTATCTGGGTTTTGTTTAGCTTCAAAATATATACCGTTTTGTACTTCAGATCCAATTTGATTATCTAAAGATTTAACATCAGTATAATCATAAGCAGCATCTTGTACTTCTTCTACTTCTTTAGAAGTTTTCTTTTCTTCAACTTTAGCTTCTTCAGATAAGAATGATTTAAAAGCAGTTTCCCAATTTGCTTCAGGGCGAGCTTCAATTGTATTAATGGGTTGAATCCCAATTACACCACCTAATTCTTCAGCAATTACACTTCTATTTTTAAGAATTTTAGTTGTTTCTTCAAACGTAGCGGCGTTTGTGATCATGTTTGGGAATTTGGCTTTAGCCTCTTTAAGGAAAATATCTTTACTTCCTTTTCCTTCTTTAATTAAATTGTACTGCTCTTGTAAAGTTTTCATATTATTGGTCTTGTGTAAGTAATTCTTCTATATCGTTAAAATAGTCATTTATCATATCTGTTCCATAAACTACTGAGTAACTCTTAGGGTTTTCTCTATAGTACCTTTGAGTTGATAATTTACCTTGACGAAGTTTTTTACGCAAAGTATCTAATCTTTTTTCTAACTCGTCAAAATCCTGAATACGTTGTTGTTGAAATACTTCAACATCATTTTCAGCTTCAGTTAGTTTATATTTATACATATTATCCCCTTCCATTATCTTTTTATAATCTATAACTTTTGATGGTCTATTTGGGATAGATGGTGCTAATTTATATCCAAATTTCTTAAGAATATATTTAGTAGCATCATTTTGTTTTTTGCCCTTTTTAGTAAAAGCATATGGGGTTGCATATGTTTCACCTGTACCCGGGGTAAATCCACTTCCACCTGATTGAGTAATTGACATTTCGTCAACATTTTTCATATTTTTGTACTCATCTGGGTATTCATTTCTTAAGTGGGTACGGATAGCGTTTCTAAGTTTATTGGCTTCTTCATAAAACTCTCTAAACTTGGCATCTTTTTTAGTTTTTATATAGACGCCTTTAGCAGTTTTAGTTAAATCAGTAACACTATCAAATAAAGTATCAAAAGCAGGAACATATTCTATATCCCAAGAAATAGTTCCAGTTTCAGGATCAATTGATCTAATAGTGGATTTTACTCCTCTTTCAATATCAACATCACCTACCTTTTTTTCAGGTAATTTGTATTTATAGTTTGCCATTTGCTACCTTAATCTCTTTAATTAGTTCATAATATTGTAACAAATCAACTAAATTGTCATTTGAAACTTTATCATTTTTATCTAATTCAGTAAGAAGTTTAGAGATTTCTTGTACTTTTACTTGGGTAGCTTTATCTTTAATACCTTTTGCTTCTTCGTTTAATGAAGCTTTTAATTCACCAATTTTAGTATTATAAAATTCTCTTAAACTTGGGGTTGAGTCAACAGAGTTAATAAATTCTTTTAATACTTTCTTTTGTTCTGAAGATAAATCCTGATATTTGGTATTGAATTTTTCAAGAAGTACTTGATAAGTTAATATTCTTAAATCCTTATCATAAGTTTGAAATTCTTTAAGCACATCTTCTTTTACTTCTTCAGCTACAACATCCTGTTTAGTTAGATATTCTAAAAGAGTTACTTTATTACTTACTAATTGGTCAGTATCTGTTATTTCATTAGTATTATATCCTTCAATTAAGGTATATAATGAAGCTAATTCTTTATAATTTTTAATTTTAGTTCCAAAAAATTCATCTAAATTATAATGAGATTTGATTTCAGAAATAAGATTGTATTTTTGTTTTCTTAAAGAAGAACGATTTAATTTTTGTGAAGTTTCTAAAATAGTACTAATAATAACATTAGCTCTTCCTTCATTTAATACTTTAGATTTAATAACAGATTCGTATAATTTATACTCACGACCTAACTCGCTTTTAACGAAATATTTTTTAATTAAATCAATAGCGGGAGAATCAGTACCTTTTAGGGTATCAGCTGTTGCTTGACGTACTAATAACTCAAATAGGATACCCGTATTTTTGTACTTTGAGTGTTTAATTTTCATCAAAAAATATATTTATTTATAAATATGTAAAGAATATTACTCTTTCAATTGGTTTTCATCTAATAAGGCTTCACCTTTTCGGTCTTCTTCAAAAACTAAGCGCTTTTTAGGTATTTTCTTAAACATATCTTTGTTTTTCAAATAAACACTTTGAGCAGTTTCCAATGCTAAAGCATTGCGATTGGTATTGGTTCTACTATCAGAAGAATCATTTTTATCTCTATCCGCCATTCTATCCACTCCTAATCTATCTTTACCAAAGTTTCCATCTTGTTTATTAGTTTTAGAAATAGAATCTACAGGACGACCTACTGGTTCTTTTTCATTATATCCATCAGGAACATTTCCTGGGTCTGAATACATTCTTCCTTTACCATATAGAGAAGCTAAGTCATGGGGTGTACCATACGATTTACCGGTTTCAATTGGATCATTTCCTTCAGTCTCAATTTGGTTTAATCTAAAACTACGTTTAGCATCTTCTCTAATTAAATCTCTATATTCATCATATTGATCTTCACTTAGATTATAAATGTTATCATAAATCCAATCTGTAGGGACAATCTTTTGGTCTAATAATGCAGAAGATAATTCTGCTTTAGATTTTAATAATTCTACTTTTTCTTGTTCAAATATAATAGAAGGAGTAGTTAATGAAAGTTCAAAATTAGTTAAAGTTTCGTTAGTATATCCTTGGGTGTATAAATGAACTAAAGCAATTTTATTAAGCTCGGATAGCATTATACGTTGAATGCGTTCTACGGTACGAGCAAATCTAATATCTTCAGCTGCTAATGTGGCTTTACCTTCTATATCTTCTTCATAACCCATAAATGCTTTGGGGATTTTTAATGCCGCAAATAACTTATCTTTTAGATATTCTACATCTTTAATACCATCATAATCTAAACCTTTAGTAGTATCAATACGAGTAGTAGTATCATTACCTCGAACAGGAATGTAAAAATCTTCTAACATATTTTGTAGATTGTACTTTAAGTTATATTCACCTGTTTGTTGGTCAATATAAGGAGTACGTTTCATGTTCGAGATAGTTTTTTGCATAAATGCATCTACCTCATTTGGAGGAATGGAACCTACATTAATATAATGGATACGTTTTTCTGGGGCACGAGCAATTCTATGAATCAACATTGCATCCTCCATTAAAACATATTGTTTAAATAGTTTACGAGCTGGTTCTAGATATGCTCTACCATAAGGTAAATAATTGGTATCAGCTAGTAATCTAAAGTGAGCCATTTCATAGTTGTCAAAGTACATTGCATTTTTATCATCTCTTTTACCTTGACGAACATTATACATCCCTGAACTTGGGTTTACTAAACCATCGGGGGAATATCTAAATCTTACATCGGCGGGGTTGTTGGGGTTGTATCCTTCTTCTCTTTCAATATGATATGCAGTATAAGGAATAACATTATATACACCAAATTTTTCAGCAATTTCTAACTTAAGGAAAAAATCACCATACTTACACATTTGGCGTGTCCATGCCCATAAATTAAATTCAATATTTAATACATCATAGAATAAGTTGTAAAGTATTTTTTGGATATCCTCATTTGAAGAGCGAATTTGTAATACTTCACCCATATCATTTTTTAAAGTAGATTCATCCGCAAGAATATCTAAAGCTGAGGCTACAATTGCGTCTTGATCCATTGTATCATATTCTGAGTATAATTGGGGACGTAAATATTGGTAATTAAGATTAAATTGTTGTCCATATAGGGATGTAGAAGCAGGGTTTTGATAAATACCCTGGAATCTATTCATTAAAGCGTTTGTTTGAAATTCTCCTGATGTTTGAATTTTATCAGAATCTATTACTTTGAGTTGGTCACCCCCTACGTTACGGATAACCACATCAGTGGAGAATAATCTTTGTAGTCTTCTAAATAAGCTAGTGTCAGCCATCTTGTATCGTTATTATTATAAATATGTTAGAGTAGCCAGCTAATGTCCTCTTCTCTCCCGTTTATTTGTTGTTTATACGGGTTTTGAGTATTATTAGCACTATACGCCCCGGACCAACCTACTTTATTGGTTGAAATACTATTTAGGGCAGCTTTACTCATATCTAAATGTTGTTGTCTAAATTTATACGACGTGTCTCGCATGAACATACCAATCCCAAATGACATAACCAAGTCATCGTTATATCCTTGTTGAGCTTCTGCGCGACCATTTTTCCAAATGAATACTTTCATTTCTCCAATTAAACGACTTGATTGGATAATTACACTTTTATCAGCAATTTATTCTTGGAATTTACCAATAATCATAGGTCTTACCCTTGATGACATTGTAAATCCAGGAACCATTTTAGATGTATCCATGTATTTATTGAAATATGAATCACTTCTTGTAACATCACTTTTAGGTGAATAGTATAAATTAGCATATCCCCTATCAATAATGGTTTGAATAGTAGCCCAACCAATTGAAGCGTTTTCTACTACAAGCATTGCTTCATTATATTCAGTAGCAATACCTACTAATAAATGACCATATTCTTTAGTGCCAATTTGACCCTTATATTCTGCTACTTGTGTATTTGTTTCAATGTCAATAACATGGAACGCAGAATAATCTTTCCCGTCTCCACGAGCCACATCAGCAACCACAAGGTAGGATCTTGAATAATCAGCGGGTTCCCAAATCCATAAGTTCTGGTCAGCGCCTCGTTTCTCAAGTGGGTCTTTAACATATGTTTTTTCATAAAAATCTATATATTCAGGATAGAATACGATATCACCTGAAGTAGAAAAATCGCAATCACATTCTTGTGCTG